CTGTGCGAAGTCAAAGACCAGTTATGAAAGGCTTAACTTTGGAAGAGGCTCAAGAACACTGCCAACGCAAAGACACGCGCGGAAAAGATTGGTTTCACGGATATACGGAGGAATAGCCCAATGATACAAGCCAAAATTATAAAAGGCGATAGACTGATTTTTCAGTCTGTCGCCAACACCAAAGAACAAGCAGAATTAGATCTACTGTACCAGCTAATGCAGTACTTTGATTTTTCTATACATATTAACCCCGACTATAACCCGACTAACCCCCCGACTAATAACCCGATTAAGGAGCAAGACTAATGGCCAAATTTAAATGTACTGTAGTAGAAACTTACACCAAATTTATAGAGATACCCGATAATATAGATATAGCTGATATTGATCTAAGTGAGGTGTATGACTTTTCTATGCCTGAAGATACTGACGAGACTGTTGAACCAATAAGAAACGATAGTGTCGTTGACTTGGTTTATGTAAACGGAGAATTTGAGGAAGTCATACAGGAACGCTTTAGCAAGTCTCTAGAAGACAAACCAAAACCCGACCCTAAAGCAGTACCGAAAGGTACTAAGTTAGAAGATTTATTTTAAGGAGCAAAACTAATGTGGGATGTAAACGACGAAAACGAAAATAACCTAGAAAAAAGAGATAAGTTTATTGATGATATTTTTGAGATAGCATTTGGAGACACCATGCTAAAAGCTGAACTTTTAGAAGAACATAACTATCAAGAAGTAACCAATAAGATAATGGAGTTTTCCGACAATGCTCTTAAATGGGAACAACAAGACAAAATAACGATACCCTCTGAAACTTGGGTAGAACTGTATGCGACTCTTTCACATTATGTTTTGCAATATTCATCTTTAGACCCTTTAACAGAAACAGATGAGAACGGAGACGAAAGATATACCGAAGAAAAGCAAGATGAATTTTGCGATATTGTAAGTGAAGTTGAAGACATACTAAGCGGATTTTTTATTAAGGAGCAAAACTAATGAGTAAAGTAACTTACTATGTAGAGACTTGGAGAAGATACGGAGAAGCAGAAAGTATCAGTAGATTTTGTGTGACTGCTCCCGATATTGATAAAGATTTTGAAAACCTAGATAACGAGAATAAAAACTCCTTACAGGATGCTATGGAGGAGGCAGTCTTACATTGGAATTATAGTAGCGGTGATTTAATAGAATATGATGAAGATGAAAATTGTTATTCTTGCGGAGAAAGTTTTTATGCCGTGTGGGAATTCAAAAAACTACTTGATGAAGATGCAAAAGTATTAACCAAATACCTACCGACCAATGACGTAACCGAAGAATTTAATCACGGTTACGAACGCTATAAAGATGGTTTAGAAGAAACCATGTCATTAGAAGAATATCAAGAATTTGTTAAAAACAAGGAGTCCGACAATGATAAATAAAAAAGAACTAGAAAAAGAAGGGTGGACAGTTATACCCGAAGGTGTTTGGTTTGGTGTTGATTACGCTGAATCCCATAAAGTAAACGTGCTAAATATTCTTACCGATTTATTAGATTTAGATACAGATGCAGAAGGATATAACTTTGTTGTTTGTGCGTATAAAAAAGAGGAGTCCGACAATGGCTAAACAAGAAATGATTGAGGATATAGAAACTTTAATTAGAGCTAACAAAGATGACGACAATGTAGGTTTTCATCAGTTGGGAGATATGATTAAAGAGGTAATTAATGATATTTGTGAAACTCCAGATGAAGATGAAAGTATATGGAGAAGATTAAATAAAGGAGTCAGACAATGAGCATACTACTAACTGATATAAAAAATTGTGAACAATGTAATTGTGAGACAAATGAATTATATCTCACACACGATAATCAAATTCTTTGTGTTGATTGCGAAGCTGATTATACGATTGAGATGATTAAATTAAATGGTGATGATTTAGATGAGGAATCAGACAATGAATAAACAAGAAATGATAGATGAAGTAAAAGGCATACTTAAAGCCAACGAAGATAATCCTAACTGCTCTGTATTTTGGTTAGCAGATATGATTAAAGAAATAGTAACTAATCCAAATTTACAGGAGTCCGATAATGATTAAAGTAGCTGAGAAAAAAATTTATAAGGTTTCTTATTATGACGAGATAGAGGCTCAAACAGAAGAAAAAGCACTTGAAATATTAAAAAGACAAATAACTTCTGATGTTGAGTATGGAGATTTTAGTGTTTGGGAAATAAAGGAGTCCGACAATGAACTATAAAGACGTAGAAATAATATCAACAAAATATAATAAAGAACGCAAACATCTATCTTATGACGTTAGTTACAGAGAATTCGGTACTGATGAAGTAATAACTAAAACCACCTATCCAAATGCAAGTTTTGTTTATGGAGTAAGTTGGAAAGGTATGTGTAAAGAAACTACCGCAAAAATTACTACCGAAGATGAATATATAGAAGATATGAAAGATGTTTTTACAAAAACTGTTAAAGGATATAAAAGAATATCATATTAAAGGAGTCCGACAATGAGCGATAAAATGACAGTTACCTTTTACAGAAAAGAACTTACTTGGTATGGCTACAAAGTAGAAGTTGATGCTAAAACTAATGAAGAGGCTATGGAAAAAATAAAAGATTATGATTACGAAGAAATAGAAACTGTAGACGAAGAGTGTGACGGAACAGAGGGATATGGAGTCTTTTACTTTCCCGACGGAACAGAAATAGACGAAAGAGAATAAAACTATGAGCGATAAGATCAATCCAGCTTATTACCGCAAAGGAATAGAAACGACTGACTATATTGTTTCTCATTCTATGAACTACCTAGAAGGCAATATCATCAAGTACGTTACCCGATACAAGGACAAAGGTGGCCTTGAAGATTTAAAGAAAGCTAAGTGGTATCTAAACCGACTCATTCAAGAAGCAGAAAAACCTGAATTTGAACTATCAACTCTTGAAGAAGTTATTGCAGAAGAAGAGATATCAAAGTTTATAAACAATACAACTATAGAATATAAGTCATTTATTACGGACAAAGAAAAGATGCGAGACTTTGAAATACTAACCAAAGAAGAGTTTCTAAATTCTTATTCTTATCTAACTGAGGCTGAATACGATTTAACTGTTAAGGAGAATAACAATGAATCTTAAACACTTAGACAAGTTATGGCGAGAGACTTGCCCCGAAGAAGTTAAAGGATTGACTATGAACAAAAGACGTAGAAGGATTTACGACAAGATAATCAAGAGTGCTGAGAATAGAAAACGACTAGCAGAACTTAATAAACAAGATAAGGAGAAAAACTAATGGAAGATTTTGAAGAATTTTATATATGGTCGAATGATAACTTGGTTAAGTTAGATTCTTTAGATATTACAAGCGAAGAAGCAAAACAAATAAAAATTGATATGGGATATTCTGCTGATGCTGATTATTGGGATATAAGTAATGACGTGAATGATATTGGTAAAGTAGCAGATTGGTTCAGAGAATGGAAAGAGAAGGAGAATAGCTAATGGCAATAACAATAGAAGAAATGAAAGAAAAATTAGTTGATAGCGAAATCGACTATATAAGAGAAATGGTAAATAGAGATAGATATGATGATCTATTTGAATTTGTTTATCTTAATTGTTTTAGCAATTTTAAATCAATGAGTGATGAAGAAATCAAAGAACAATATGAGTGGAGATACGATATCTTTGAGGAGGAGAAAAGCTAATGAGATACATACAAAGAAAAGACGATTACGGAAACTTAGAAACAGTTGATGAATTTGAGTCTCGTAAAGAAGCTGTAAATATGCTCTGGGAATATCGCAGAAGTGATACAAGTGCATTTTTCTATATAAGTCAAAAGCCTTGCAGAGATTGGCAAGAAAGCTATCAGGAGAAAAGCTAAATGAGTTTACGAGAAGTTGAAGAAGGAAAAAATCTTACTTTTTTATTCAAATGCAATAAGAAAGAATATGAAATTGTAATCAAAAACAACGGCAAATATTTACAAATAAGAAATCCTTGTTTGAAAGATCGCAAAGAATTTGAAGTTTATTTTGAATCAATAATTAATTTACAAGAGAAAAGCTAATGACTCCCGACTACTTACTCTCTATGGCTTTAGTATCCGACTTGTTCTCAATCGTAATACCCGACTTAGATCCTAGTAAGTCCTGGAGTCTACGCTCAACTTCTTCCCGACTCATCTGATCTATCTTTCCATGCAATACCTCCCGACGATCAACGATAAGTCCCCCGACTTTGAGCAACAGTCCTTGAGCTTGTATAGCCGCGTTAAATGCACCCCGACCCCAAGCATCATCCCGTAGCTTATACAAGTCCTCGACTGCTCGCTCATGCGTTAGCTCAAACTTTTTCTTAGCCTCCGACATCAAGCGTTCATACTCCCGACGTACATGCGAATACTTATTGCCTTCTCGCATATACCTACCGATAACGACAGGATTCTTATATCCCGCCTTCTTAGCGGCCTCTGCAAACGATAATTGAGGATCGTTGACTGCGTTCCAGACTAATAATCTTTGTCTCTTAGTAAGTTGTCTCTCATCTACGTCCATATACTCTAAAGGCATATCTTCGACATCTTCCTCTAAAGTTTTATCTACGGTAACACTTTGTCTTATTCTTAAATCTTTTGCAGGCATATTACTCTTGCTCCTGGAAATTGTTTACTTATCTTAACAATAGCATCCGATTCTAACAAATCGACGTATTCTGGCTCTAAGTTCTCTCTGATATGT